TCTGTATTTCTATTTTTATTTTACTCATTGTAGCACTTTGCAAGATGCTTAATAGAGTTGGCAACTTGCCATATCTTACAACAGCATCGTTGACGTCCTTAATATCCGATTCCCAATTAGGTAAACTAACGCTATAACCTAATTCTAATGCTCTATCACATATCTTTAATCCTGCTCTATCTCTATCAGGAACTACAATAATTTGTTTATTTAATGATGCAATCAATTGTGCTTGTTCATTGCTTATGTCATCATGCATGATTGCTATACCATCAATACTTAATGCATCAAATATACCTTCAGTCAATATACATACTTGCCATTCAGGTTTCTGTATATCAATATTGAACACATATCCCGGCTGTTGTTCGTTAATGTATTTTGGTATTTTATTGTCTAAGAATCTGCTGGTGTGACCAACGATTTTATTCTTATAAGTGTAGGGAATGATTATTCTATTTGCGTAACGACCTTTTGCAGTAGGTGTTATTAAGAACGGATACTCATTATAATTTATCCCCCTCGACTGCACATAATCAATATACACTTTGTGTAATGGATTATTTTCATCAATTAATTCACCTGCAGGTAATTCGTGATCCTTGAATTTGATTTTTATTTTAGTTTTCTTTTGTATAACAATTTCAAGTAAATCTTTTTGTTGTAAACTTTCTAAGCTCCACTTACCTATTTGTGTATCATCAATTCCACACCATAACAATAGTTGTTTTGTTTTGTAACTTATACTACGACCTAATACAAAGTTACATTTGTATCCACAGTTAAAGCAATGCATAGACCAGTTAGTTTGTCCGTCAAACTTAATACCACCTCGCATTCTGCGATCGGGTTTATGGCCAAGATGACCACAACAGATAGCATTAAAGCTATGCCATCCGCTACTTGTAGTTTTTTTCTTGCCGGGAATTATGGATAAAATATCAAACATTAGTAGTAGTATAACATATACTAACAGAGATATCAACAACTATGGTTGTTTATCTTGTCAATATGTTGGTTACTGCACCAGAATTGCTTTCAAATTGCATTCTAATATATGGGTGGAAACCCTCTACCACATAACCTTTTGTTTCAGTTAATTCTTCATAAGTGTCATCAAAGATTGGGTACCAATCTCCATCTACAATAGTAGAACCTTCGATAGCAATGTTACCGTAATAATCGCTATACTCAGCTTGTATGGTTAGTATGCTAGAATCACTTGTAGTGATAACACTTGTATAATATATCAAATTACTATCACTATTACCATTGGCATTGTTGTTAGGAAATACTTGTCCTGTAGGAATAGATACTGGCATTGAAGGAATGAAACTAGGAAGGATGCTATTTACAATGTTCAAATCACCGCGGCCGCCTGCATTTTGGTCTACAAATACAGGGAAGTCAAAAGTATCGACGGGAATTTCTAATGAATAGTAACATTTTTGTGCATCAAAACCGGCTATATCAGCAGGATTTAATTCTAAGGCTGCTATACCCGTTGCAGGTAATTGTAGTGTTAATGCTTTTTGTAATAGCACTTCTCCACCAGTATTGTTGATAATTCTACATACGATAGATTTCCCCGTAATATCTACTGGTTTCTGTTGCTGATTAAGAAACTGGAACTGTAGTTGATTGTCTACACCTTTATGTAAGGTCAGTGGTTTGGCATACTGAGGCATATAACTCCTTGGCGAATATCCTGATAATAATACAACGATTTGGCGTTGTGTATAAACGAAAACTTGGGTTGAGTACACAAATGTAATCTCCTATTGTGTATTTAGTCTCCCATATATATTATTTTATTAATGATTTGGGAAGGGTGATAAATATATCCGAGACTATAATTTTAATGATACAAAACGAGTTTTTTAAACGCTTAGGCGAAAATCACCCCTTCATAACTATTTGTTCCTATGCAAATCAGGATTATGTAGGAATTGTCCAGAACCGAGACGATATAGTCACCACTATATATGATTACGGCTCTATAATAGACAATGAAGTTAAGGAAAAATTCTTAGAATTAGGAGATGTTTGGTGGTGGGAATCTAATAGATTAATCCCCATAAATTTGTTTCTTAAAGATGAGTGGAGTATCTTTAGACCCTATATTAGAACGTTTAATAACAAAAGTCTCACAATACTACATGGTCCTGTATGTAGTATAATTGAATTAAACAGACGTAGAAGCAAACGACGTAGTATTACCCTAGTAAAACGCTTACCCTAACAAATTCATATGAACTGCAACAAGCCATGAATAACTTATGGCATGTGATTTCTTAAAAGTATATCCGTCAGTTCCCTTATCCCATACAGTTTTAGCAATATCACTCCATCGTTCACCGATCAAATGTTTTTTACCGGGTCTAATTACAGCTAAAAACATAGCTAATCGTGTGATGCTATCTATTGATTCTGGCATCTTTTGTAGATTGTAAAACTGATTGTTTAAATGAATCAATTTCTCTACAAATACAGGATCTGTTAATTTACTCCATTCAGGTTCTCTCATCAATTCATTAAGATGTGCTTCATCACGAACCTGATTATAAACGTGTACATTCAATAAATCTAGTTTAAAATATCCACGCTTATCTGCAACTGTATAATCAATACTTGCTATGTTGTTTACTGGATCATATGGCACATCAGTAATATATACACCCGTAGCATGATTGCGTATAGGTTTAACATTACGCATCGCCGCTCTAGTGTGAGGTATTAACTTTAATAATGTATCTCTATCACCAAAATCAATATCAATATCGCTATCAATTCTCATTTTTTAATCAATTCTATAGAATGTTGTGGAATGTTATCCACTTCATCTTTTGTGTTTTCTAACATTGCAACTCTGGCACGTAGTTCACTGGAACTATAGTTGTGTTGTCTTTTATGATAACACAATTCAATATTATTGTCAATACAATATTGTTTTCCAGTAAAATCTCTATTGAGATATTCTTCACTTAAGAAACGTATATGTATAGTTTGGGTCATCAGTAATTGAAGTAAATCATATTCTGTTGAATAAACTAATATTTCATCTACATACTTACACGCCTGCAATTGCACATAACGTTCATATATACTTTGGCATGGTTTGTTTTTACTACTCGGCCTATCAATTGTAGGATCAACTTGTAATGCTACTACCAAATGGTCGCATAACTCTTTTTCCATTTTTAACATTGTTACATGACCAGCATGTAATAAATCAAAACTACTACAATTAAATCCTATTTTCATTTATCTTTCTCCGAAAGCACAGGGTTAATTTTTGTAGGCCATTCAATTGAATATTGATCCCATTTGAAGTTCTCCTCAATACTTTTATCGTAAGGCATATCTACTATATATTGAACTACTGTATTTTCAGTTAGAGCCATGTAACCATGTGCATAATTGGGTGGAATGAGTAGACCATTATTTTCATCTAGTTCAATAGCAAACCATTTTCCAGAATTTGGCTCTAATGCAACATCAAATATTTTACCTACTACAGGCATAACTAGCTTATATTGATTTTGTCTATGCATTCCTCGAACAACATATTGTGTTGATTTGGCCGTGTTTAGTTGACGAAATGTTCCACGCATTTGGTCGTCTAGTATTTTCCATGTTTCACAGAAATCACCTCGATTGTCTTTAAATTTAGTATGTTCAATGATTTTTAAACCATGCAACATTTCTCCGTATGTTTTCATTTAGGTGTCACCAATTCTGCTTTAATTAATTTCATATATGCTTTTTGTACAACAATAGCTTGACGTTCAGCATCTTCTACTGCTTTGTGACTGGTGACATGTCCACCATCTTTTAATTTTACTCCGGCAATCTCATACAAGGTACGTGTATCTCTGACGGTGTAGAAAGGCCAGGGGGTTCGCATTTCAAGATTTCTCCAGGCCGACTCTGCCACAACCACGTCAAATGATGCGCCATTACTCCACACAGCACGGCGATTCCAACAAAACTTATAAAGTATCTCCATACATTCTCTAAACGGAATTCTGCCTTTTTCTCCCATAGCCTCTTCCAATGCTTCAGGACTTTGCTCACTCCACCATCGTAATGTATCTTCATTTATACTCCTATTATAAATTTCTGTTTGTTCTTCAATTGTAGGCCTCAACTCTAGCCTCTCAACAACACCACTACCTTTAGGATCAAATCTTACTGCGCCGATAGTTAGTATAACACAGTCAGGACTTGTGTCAAGTGTTTCCATATCAATCATTATATCCTGTGCCATATTATGCCTGTAATGTTTTCCAAATATATTTCTTCTCTAAATAATCCTGAAACTTTATTGCTTCATCTTTATTATTAAATGCCACACCTTTAATATCATACATATCTTCTAGGTATCTAGCATATTCACCATTGATATCTTGCGCCCAAGTATGCATTGTTATCCACATGATATCTACTTCTCCACCACTTAGTACGCCGGACATTATTGCAATACCAACTTCTTCACTACCAATATCGGCAAACAATACAGCCAATAGTCTTTTCTTTGTATCAAACTGCCGGATGCTTTGCCATTTAGGCCATGATACTAGAAATTTATTGTTTTGTACAGTGGTTATGGGAAAAGGTGTATTGTTCATTGAAATTTTAATAAAAATAGTAGATACTTTTTTTCGTCAACAATCTCATATCCATCAGTTATATTACCATTAACTATGTTCATTCTTAACCCATATTGTCCTAATAGGTAATCTTCAAAATCATATGCGTCAAACTCACTATTCTGTGACATATATTCTTTACGAACTTTTTTCAATGCTTCCCAATAATTCCAACGATTTCTTCGTTGTTCTATATTTGGATCATCATCGTCATAGTCTTGTATATGGGGTATTGTTGCCATCAACTCCACCTCAACGTAAACATAATGTAATCTTTCTCATATCTAAACTTAAAGCTGATTGTGTCATCATCAGTCACACCCCATCTGCAATGTCTTTCGTATTTGCCTATATTAATTTCTAACCATTTAATTATTTCATTAATTTTGTCAAAACGTTTGGCACGAACAGTACATTCATACCATCCGGGTTTGGTGTTTTCCCATCCGACAGCATAATCATAATGTTCAATAATCATAGCCATTTTAGTGCAAAATAACTGGCATTGGTATCATTGTAAAAGGTAAATCTTGCATGTCGTTTTACAATAGGTTCATGACTAAAGTTATCATACTTCTCTTGGTAGTAAGCATAATCAAAATCAACACCCTGAATATAACCCATGTTTCGTAACTCATGTCCTATTTCCATAGTTCTTTTAGCAGTAATATATAGGATAACGTCAGCCACAGGTCAACTCAAATAGAATAGCATCACGCTCATCTTTGAAGTAAAAATCCATATAATCTTCAGTAGCATGTGTATCAAACTTATCTCCGGGCAAACCAAATGTCTTTACTGCCCATTCACATTTTTGATTCCATGTAG